CACCCACCGGTCCGTCAGCTCCTGCTCCGGGTCGGCCTCCGGATTCCCCGCCACAAAATTCACCGCATCCAGAAAACGCGCATACACCCGGCGGCGGACCACCGTGGCACCCACCAGGCTCTGCAAATCCTCCGCCATCCCGGTGACCAGCCCGAAAAGATTGGACACCGTCAGCGACGGGCGGGCACTGCAGCCCTTTCCGTTCATCTCAAAGCCGCTGCCCTCAATCGGGTACGCCTCATACTTCCGCCCCTGCCAGGTCACCGGCTCCCCTTTTTCATTCAGCTCATTGCAGAAAAAATACCGCTCACCGCCCTGCACCGTCAGGTCGATTTCCCAGAGCACCACCCGCGGTGACTGCTCTGACTTAACCGACTCGTTCAGGCTTGCTTCGTGAATATCCTGCATCAGTTCACCACCTGCTTAAACTCCGCGCTGAACTCAACGCGCAACATCCCGACCCGCGCAGACCACCCGGCACAGGTCACCTTTATCTGCCGGTATGCATAGGGTGGCTTCCACAAAAATGCCTTCCAGCCCCCGTGCTCTGCCAGGAACGCTTCCAGATGCCGGGCCTCCTCCCGGCTCACGGAAAGCATCACCCGGTATGTTTTCAGGTCAGCATTCAGCCCTGCCGCCATACGCTGTGAGTACCCGTCACCAAAACGCACTTCACGCACCGATGGCTGCGAGTTCACCTCCATATCCGGCTTCACTTTCCAGCGAAAGGTTTTCATCGCCCGCTCCCTGATAACATACCGCCATCACGCAACTGCAGCCGGAGCTCATCCTGCGCCCCCTTGCGGGCCATGTCATACACCGCCTTCATCAGCTGCGGCCCCGCCTGTCCGTTGATACCGTCGTTCTGAATCACCACGTGATTGTTCTGATTAAAATTAATACCTTCCGCCCGCCGCATCTGCGCCGGACTTCCGGCACCACCCACATAACCCCCTTCCGCATAGCCGCGCATCAGGCGGTAAAGATTCCCCACACCTATCCGGCTGGTTGCCTCCTTCGTGAAGACAAACTCCCCGCGGTGAACTATCCCCGCAGGCTCATATTTGCCGCCCGTGCCCGTAAATCCGCCGGTCGCAAAATGGAAGTTCGCCGCCGCAGCCTCAATGGCCGTCCCCGTGGAGGCAGACGCCCCACCACCGAAAGCACCACCAATGGCGCTGCCGATACGCCCGACAATGCCCACCATGGCCTGTTTAAGCAGGATTTCTGTCATCATGGACAGCACCGAACGGGTGAATCCCCGCCAGTTCTGTTCGCTGCCGGTCAGCATCGCCGCCATATTCTGTGCAATACCGTCAAAGGTCTGCGTGGCCACACTTTTAACCTGCGAAAAACTGTCCGTCGCACTTTCCGCCCACTCGCCCCAGCCGGACTTCAGCCCGGCCAGCCAGTCACCGCGCAGCATGTCTTCATCCGCCCATATCTGTTTCAGTGCCCCGGTGACCCGGGCCAGCGCCTGCGGATTATCGCCATACACGTCACGAAGACGCTGCGCTTCAGACTCCCGCTGCGCCTGACGGTCAGTGAGACCACGGGCTTTTGCGCTGATGGCGGCCTGCTTCGCGCTCTGCTGCTCTTCAAACCGTGCCGCCTGCTGTGCCAGCTCATTCAGGCGTTTCTGGTATTCAACCTTGTCGCCCAGCTCAGCCAGCTGGCGTTTGTACTCCAGCGTCTCTTTCTCATGAGCCAGCAGGGATTTTTCCTGCCCGGATAACTGCCGTTTCGTTGCGGCCTCTTTCAGGACCGCATACTGACTTTCCGCTTTCCATAAATCACGGCGCTGCTGGCTGATTTTCTCATTCGCACCGCTGTGCTTCTCCAGCGTCCGGAGCTCAGTTTCAAGCGCCAGCAGGGCTGCATGCGCCCGGTCTTCCTGACGCTCCCCGGCTGACACACTGACACCTGACGACTTCGGTTTTTTCTGCGTTGATTCATAATCCTTTTTCGCCGACGCCATCAGCGTGTTGTAATCCGCCTGCAGGATTTTCCCGTCTCTCAGAGCCTTGTTCAGTTCTGCCTGACGGGCGGTATATTTCTCCAGCGGTGTCTGCAGGCGTTCGTAAGCCTTCTGCGCCTCTTCGGTATATTTCAGCCGTGACGCTTCGGTATCGCTCTGCTGCTGCGCATTTTTGTCCTGTTGACTCTGCTGTTCAGCCTTCTTTCGGGCGGCTTCAAGCGCAAGGCGGGCCTTTTCACGATCATCCCAGTAACGCGCCCGCGCTTCATCGTTAACAAAATAATCATCCTTGCGCAGATTCCAGATGTCGTCTGCTTTCTTAAACGCAGTCTCTGCCTTAATCAGCATCTCCTGCGCGGTATCAGGACGACCAATATCCAGAATGGCATCCCACATCGATTTGAACGCCTTCCCTGTTTTATCCGCCCAGGTTTCCAGCGTCCCCATGTTCTCTTTCAGGCGGCGGGTCTGGTCATCAAACCCTTTCGTTGCGGCCTCGTTCGCCGCCTGTAAGGCCCCGGCCTCATCACCGGAACGCTGCAGTTGTGCAACATACGCAATCTGCTCTGCCGTCACGTTACGGAACTGGCGCGCCATCGCCATCAGTCCCAACGTCGGGTCAGTGGTCAGCTTCCCGAAGGCTTCAGCGACTTTATCCACCTCCACACCGGATGCAGACGCAAAACGCGCGACACTCTGGTTGATGGCATCAAACTGTTCACCACCACGCACACCGGCATTCACCAGGGCTGCCAGTGACTCTCCCGCCTGGTTAAACGTCAGCCCTGCTGCCTGCCCGGCTCTTGAGAGAGTCAGCATACGATCGGCAGTCAGTCCGGACTGATTACCGGAAAGAACCAGGGTTTTATTAAACGCTGAAAGCGTGGAATCTCCCTGGTACCAGGCGTACACCAGCGCACCTGTCGCCACCGCCAGCGAGGTGACCCCGACCATCGGCAGGGTGATCGCACCGGCAAGCCCCCTGAACATGGGGATCATCCCGCCGAAGGAGTCCTTCACCTGACCGCCCTGTTGCAGCAGGATGAGCCAGGGATTCTGACCACCGGCAAGCTGCGTGGCCACGTCGGTGAACTGCATGGGTAGCATACGCATGGCGGCTTTATACTGCCCGACGGACATCCCGGCTTTTTGTGCAGCCAGCGCCTGGCGGCTCAGCCCCTGCTCAACAGCATCAGCCTGTTTTCTGAAAGACTGACTGACTTTCCCGGACATCAAATCAGCAAGCGCACTGGTTTCACCCAGTTCTTTTTTTACCCGCGCTGCCTCTTCAGAAAAACGGGCAGAATCCAGTGTCAGCACGGCTGTCAGATCGGCAAAATTACCTGCCATCGTGGTCACCTCCTGAAATGTCCTCTGATGCCATCAATAACTGTCACAACCTCCTTCCCTCCTCCCCGAAACGGACTCCACCAGCGAGGCCCGCCGCCTTCTGCATCAGTACATCATTTTCGTCCGGCGTATCCGCCTGCCCTTCCTCTGCCTCCGGAGCGAACAGGCTGAAATCCGCCGGATGCATATCCGGATCGCAAAAAAACAGGCTGAGTACGGCGTACGTCAGCCCGGAAAAATGCATATCCAGCTGGGTATCCTGAAAATAATGCGTGCAGTAAAAACGTCGCCAGTCGGCATATTCGGTGGATGTCATCCCGGCAAGCATGGCGCGCCAGTCGGCTCTCCCCATCTCACGCGCCAGTTTCAGGACAAAGTTCAGCTCGCCTTCGAATGCTTTTTTGATGTTACCGGCTCAGTCGCTTCTGCTTTCCCGGTTGGTTCAGGATCGGCATCGTGCCGGTTATCCAGCATACCTGAAAGATAAAGCACCCGGTTCGTTGCCTGATTCAGTGCATCAGCAGGCCATCCCAGCATCACTTCACGGCGGATCTGCTGCATCTCTGTCTCCGGAGAGGCCAGAGTGCCTTTGAGGGAATGGGAATGCCATAGCGACATCGCCACAAGCAGGGATGCCGTTTCCAGATATCGCTGGTTAATGTGCACGGCATCATGCTCCGTTGTCTCCTGTTGTGCTGCGTCTGAAACAAACTTCATATAATCAAACCGCTGCAGCGCGGACAGCTCCGACAGCGTGACGGACACACCGTTATATTCAAATTGTTCTGTTTTCAGAAACATGCTTTATCTCCCCCCTCAGCCCGCAGCGCCATCCGTGACGTTGATCTCCGCCACCGCCGCAAACTCACCATTGCCGGTGACAACAGGGATCTGCGCTTTACCTGCCGCAACACCTTTCACGGTGATCGTGTTCCCCTTCACGGTAATGGTGGCGAAATTCTGATTCGCTGAGGTTGCGCGGAACGTTTTATCCGTTGCGCCTTCCGGCTGAACGGCCACGGTCAGGGTGATATTCTGACCTTTTGCCACATTCCCCGTTAGTGGCGTCACGGTAATACCGGTGACCGGTGTGATTTCTCCCCGATCCTCAGCCAGCGACGGACGACCAATATTGGTGATTTTCACAGTGCGGGTGATCACTTCTTTGGCGGTCACGGATTTACCAATGGCGCTCACCCAGCCACGGAACACATCCACCGTGCCGTTCGGGAAGCGGATTTTGTAGGCCCGGGTCTCGCTGCTGTCAAACCAGGCAATCAAATCACGCTGCCCTTTCTCGCCGGGCTTCCAGGCCAGCGTAAAACTGGTGTCACCGGCGGATTTCTGCCCCTGCCCGGTGGATACCCAGTCAGCATCCTCATCATCCAGATAGTTATCGTCGTAGGATTCCGCCGTCATCTCGCCGGGGGTCAGATCCTTTATTTTTGCCAGGCGCGTCCAGTCATCATCTGACAGCGGGTTTGCCCAGGCATCGCCATTTCCGGTATAAACCCAGAACGTGGTGCCGGAACCTTTTACCGGCGCAAGGGGATTAGGGAGCGTCATAACGTCCTCACATCTGGTAAGTAATATTCCACTGGAGATCAGCCGATCCCCACATCATATATTCGTCATCCCGGCGATAGTCATACCCCTGAAGATTCATCTTCAGCAGTAATGCACTGAGCCCGGGAACTGCCTCCAGCGCCGGAAGTATTTTTTCTTCCATCCACATATCCAGCACGGAGTCCGTCTCTTTCGCCCTGAGAAACACCTCTATATGAAGCACGGCCTCCCAGGTCCCCTCGTCAACAAACTCCTCCGTCGCAGAAGCATCTGTCAGATAAACCGCCACCGCAGGCAGTTCCTGTTCATCAATAAATACCGGACGACCATCAAACCAGGTCACCCGGTCAGCGATATTTCCCTTCAGGGCAGACAATATTGCCGCCCGAATTTCTCTGTGTTTCACATTCCCTCCTTACGATTTTCGTTTCAGCACCAGGCGTAACTGATGCGTCATGGCCGTCATCATCTGCGCCGGTAATTTTTCCCGGTACATCCGGTCCCGTTCACGTTCAAAGGTTTCTGCCAGCGGTCCGGCAGTCGGAATCTTCACCACTTCGATCGGCAGACGGTGGCGTTTCGGCCTCCCTTTGCTGTCCGCGCCGGTGGACGATGATGCCCACGGCATACGCTGCATCACATGCCAGCGTCCGTTAGCCAGCCGGGTGATAAAGGCGTCCGGGATCCGTCTTTTCCCCACAATCAGCACACTGCCGCCCCCTTTCAGGGCCGCACGCTGTCCTTTCTTTCTCCGTTTTCTGCGGGAAAGTCGAACGCGGGCCTCCCCCAGTTTGATGGCGGGCAGGTTGCCGGTATTGATGTAAACCTTTGCGTAAACCTTATCCGGTCGTGCCGGACTTAACCGGATGCGGGCACGGATAAGACGACGGGGAACGGCCAGCTCCCTGGCAACTGAAGAGGCCGTTTTCGCAATAATGGCCCCCGCCACGCGGTTCAGTGTCGTGGCAGAGGCCCGGGGAACGGCACGGCGATCAATTGCATCCAGATTTTTCATGGCCTGCGCCAGACCTTTTATTGCCATACTCATTCCTGTTCAACAAAAATCCGGGGTTTACCGTTGTACGTGTCATAACGGGTCACCGTCAGTGTGCGCCCCGCAAACACAACAACATCATGACGGGCCGGACGGTACCGGGCTGAAAACACCACCAGTGACAACTGGCTGCCCGAAAGCGCCCCCATATCCGCGGACTCTTCCTCCGGCATCACGTCATACACTACGCCGTTAATCTCCGCCTGTTTGCCCATCACACGAACGGTCGCCCCGTCCATCCGGCAACACATTCGCGTAAACAGATCAGACATTGATTTTTACCGCCACAGTGGCGCTGTTTGCAGGGGCATTTTCCCAGGCTACCCCCGCAGCCACCGCACCGTCTGCAGCCAGCTGCACAACCCCGTCCTTCAGATAAACCACCGCGCCGGACTGAATATCGTCAGCAGACTGTTTGGGCAGCAGGAACACGCCTTCGGCAAAACCGTCACCGGCATCACCGGCAGGAATATCGGTAATGGCCACTGCCACCATACTGCCGACCACCACCGCAGCACCGCTCAGGATGGTCTGATCTCCGGCATTCACCAGTTCAATGGTGGTGCCGTCCTGTACAAAATTTTTCGCCATAATGCTGTTTCTCCGGACAGCCCCTGTGGGGCTGTTTTTCAGGCATAAAAAAAGCCCTTTCGGGCAGTGATTGTGATAACGCGGTTATCAGGCCACCGACGAACGCACCAGACCGCGCCAGTCAAGTGGTGCCACACCGGCATCAATACGAATTTTTGTGGCAATGCCGTCAGTGGTGAAACCTTCCTGCTGATCAATGTATGGCGTGTCCACACCATCCAGCCAGGCCACTTCAATGGTGTCAGTGCCCTGTGCCGCCGCCAGATACCAGGTTTTCGGATCTGCCGCATCAAGACGCGCTTCCGCAATCACCTCAGCAAAGTTCTGGATAGGGTTAATGACACCGGCGTTTGCATCCGCCCCTTTCACACTGGCCGATTTGATGGTCTGGTTCGCCACCGTCTCCAGTGCCACCGGTACCAGCATAAAGGCCGGACGGATATTCAGGGCGCGATCGCCTTCTTTCTGCAGGCGCATCATCTGACGGGCCGCATCCAGTCCGGAAACGGAGATCCCCCCGGTGGCAATATTTTTGTGATCGGCATGGAACAGCGCCTTACCGTCGGACAGTTTCGGGTTATCCGTCAGCACCTTGTAAACCAGGTCACCAATCGTTGCCTTCGCCGCACGCCCCATCTTCATCGGCACGTCCACCAGCATATTCAGATCATCATTGATAATGGCCTGGCGGGTGATGGAGAAAATCTCCCCGTAGGTGGCCAGAGCAATGGTCTCCTTGCGATCTGAGGTGGTGATGTATTTATACTCCGCCCCCTCACGAACCTGGCGCAGAGAACCAAAACCGCCCATCCCCACGCGATACGCTGTTTTGAAGTCTGACAGGCGTCCCTTACGGGTCCACTTCTGGAAGGTTTCTTCTGATTCCTCCCAGCCCTGGATCAGCCCCTTGTTCGACACATCCAGCAGGATATTGCCAAAATCAGAGGTGCTGTGCGTCAGCGCCAGCCCGACCATCTGCATGGGGTTATAACTGGCCACCCCAATACCGCGCTCCGTCAGTGACATGCGAGCCCATTCACGCAGGGTCATCCCGTTATAGGCGTTATCCTTCTCGACATTTTCAAATCCGGCACGGGCCAGCATCGCCTGGCGGATCCCGTCTCCCACAAAATTGCCGTTTCCGGCATAAATATGAGCCGGTGTGTTTTTGTTGGTCGGCGAGGACTCCTTGCCCATTTCATTCAGCAGACGTTCACGGGCCATTTCCAGCGAACAGTCAGGATCAGCCACGCACTGTGCCTGAAGCGTCTGATAGCGACCGCCGAACATGGCAAACAGATCGTTAATGCCTGACATGCGGGCTTTCTGTTCTGCCATAACGCGGGCGCGAATGGTCGCCTCATCAGACACTGCCGGTACCGGTGATGGTTCTGTTACCGCCGGTGCAGGGATTATCACTGTGGTATCACGCGGGGCACTGTTGCGTGGCGGAGTAATCATGTTTCGGATGGATTCCGGCATCTTTTTAAATTCCTCTGTACGTTTTGACTGAATACATGCCATTGCCTCAACAGCGGGTGTCACCTGGTCAGCAAATCCGTGTGCCAGACATTCGGCACCGGACATCCAGGTTTCATCCGCCAGCATGGCGGCAATTTCATCGGTGGTTTTTCCGGTTTTCTGCGCATAGGCTGGCAACAGTACCGATTCGACTTTATCCAGCAAATCGGCATAACTGCGCATATCCTCAGCATCCCCGCCACTGAATCCCCATGGCTTATGGATCATCATGAAGGCATTTTCCGGCATAATGACCGTATCACCGGCCATCGCAATCACAGATGCCATCGAGGCGGCAACGCCATCCACATACACGGTAATGGTCGCCCCCTGATTTTTCAGGGCATTAAAAATGGCGATGCCTTCAAAGACATCGCCACCCGGTGAATTGATATGGAGATTAATGTGGGTGATATCACCCAGTGCATTCAGTTCGCTGACAAACTGCTTCGCGGTAACTCCCCAGAAACCAATCTCGTCATAAATATAAATATCCGCGTCACCCGGCCCCCCAGCCTGCATCCTGAACCAGGATTTATTCTTCATGCTGGCTTTCGGTGTCGCGCTGATACTGTCGTTCAGTTCCGGCACTGTTGCCTCCTTTGTCGTTGACGGGGTCAGTATCAAAGACCAGCCCCAGTCTGCTGTTTTCATCAATTTCAGCCTTGCGGCGACGTTTGACCTCATCCGGATTGCGCCCACCGGCACGCACCCAGTCAGATTCTGTCGCTGCACCACCCCGGATCTGAATTCTCCAGGCTTCAGCTTCCTTAACCGGGTCGATCCACGGCATCACCGGACCGGAATACGTCGCGTTATATAGCGTTTTCATCTCCACATCCGCCGGAATTTTCAGCAGACCTGCCGCAACCACCATATTCAGCCATGTCCGGTACACCGGGCGGGTTACCGCGCCAATAAAACAGTCCTGCAGGATCAGGTAACCATCCGTGGACTCGACCAGCTCCTGCCGCTGGGCGCTGTAGGTGCCGTTATAGTTACGCGCCGCACTGGAAAAACTCAGACGACTGCCTGCTGCCACTGCACGCAACTGGCCGTTGCGGAAAGTTTCAAGGTTGGGATTGGGACGGTCAGATTTGACCATGCCGATATCCTCGCCCTTGCGCAAATCGTCATAAATAATACCCGGGGTGATATGGACTTCCCGCTCGGTCTCTTTGCTCCCCGGATCTTCATAGTCCTGTCCGTCACCTTTACGGATATACAGTCCCAGCGCCGCAGCAATACGCGCCGCTGTCAGTTCCGCATCCTCATACTCCTTAAGGGCACTGATCCGCATCAGCACCCCCGATAACATGGATGAGCCTCGCGTCTGGTGCAGACGACGAGTGAACTTCAGGTGGATCATTTTTCCGGCAGCGATTTCTTTCGTATCACTCTGCCGGCCGCTGACCGGATAATTTTTATAAACCAGATATTTTTTCGGTCTTCCCCACTCATCAAGAAAAACCCCCTGATTCAGTCCGGCGGATTCATCTGTGCGCATGGGAACAAAATCCGGCTCCATCGCCTCAAGCCAGAATGGCACTCCCGCCGTCCGTTCCAGACCGTTTCCCGCACCACTGACCATCTGCGCAAACACTTCACCATCCCGCAGCCAGGTCCGCAGCAGTAAACGTTCAAGCACGGGACGGGTATACTGCCCTGTCACATCCGGACTCACGGACCATTCAGCCCACAACCGGCGGATATCCGCAGCCAGCTCCGCCGCCATTTCCCCGTTTTTTCGTAATGGCTGAGGCTCCACAATAATTCCCCTGGCACCAATCACCCGCTCTTCCAGCTTGTCAAACACACCAATCACCAGGTCATGATTGATATCCAGAAAACGGGCCTGCTCCCGCAGGGAAACCGCACCGTATTTACTGAGCTGATCGGCAGAGCGATTTTCCCGCCGGGCTTTATGTGTCCGGGTCGGTTTCACCGCCTCATAGGCCATGATTAACGCCCTTGAACGCAGTCTGGCTGCTTTCCACCCGGGGGAAAACACGCCTATCACATCATCAATAATTGCCATTAAAACCTCGCCAGTTTAAATCCCGGTTTTCCCCGCCTGCGGCTCACCATCGCGGCAAGCCTGCGTTCCCACTCCTGACGTCCGGCGCGGATCTGGGAAAGGCTTTCCAGCGTCAGTTGCTGCCCGTTGAAGGTGACAGACTTCCCCTCCAGTACGGCCATTTCCGCTTCACGGTACCGCTGTATCATTTCTCTGGCTTCTTCTGTGCTCACAACCAGCCTCCTGATGTTATCCATGGATTATCTTCCGCACGCTCTGTGCGCAGTTTTTCCTTCCGGCGACGGCGTTTTTCTGCCCCGGCCGTCAGTTCCGGGGATACCGTTTCACCAGAACGCTCCTGCGGGAAGACGAGCCACGTTTCCCGCTGTGCCCAGTCCGGTGCGGAGGGCCAGCGGATCTTTTCGTAACCATGCAGAACGGCAAGCGCATCCGCATAAACCAGCAGGTCAAACGCCTCGTTAGCGCCCCTGCCCGGTTTTCGCCATTTTCCGTCACTGCCGCGCTCTTCATAGGTCAGCTCATCGTAAAACCACCGCCCCAGCCAGTCGGGAAAGTGGATATAGTTCGGCCCTGGTGTGTCACGCCACAGGGCATTATTTACACGGTCCTTAAACGCATCCGTCTGAACCAGCCACAGCGCGACATCGCCACTGGCTCTGGCACGGCGGGCACTTCTGCCGGTATTATCCGGGAAGGTACGGTTAATCAGCCTGTCACGGCGAAGACCATCCCCCTTGAACAGAAACACCCTGTTGCCCAGTCCGTCACTCCGGCAACGACGCCAGAAACGATAGGCGTTATCTGTCACCCCGGCTTCCCCTCCCGTATCCACCGCCATGGCCATCAGACGCATGCGCACATCCGGATCAGAAGCCAGCGGCCATGTTTTATGGAACACATCCGTCAGCAACAAATCCCAGTCCTCCGGATATGCCGCCGGATCAACCGGCAGACTTTCACCGTTGGGACTGCAGCGCAGTGAATGCCGGATGTTGTAGCGATCAACAATCCAGCGTTCCCCCTGCTCTCCGTATCCGGTGATCTGCACAACAAAACGGCGATTTTTACCGCCCTGTACGTCAACCGTTGCCTCAATAAAACGCACACCATCCGGCACAGATCGCCGGGGAAACGGCTCGGCACGCTGTTCAAGCAGTTCACTTTTACGCTGTTCCGTGGCTGAACGGGGCAGATAGGGTCGTCCGATATCGGTGTTCACCACCGCTTTCAGGGTCTCTTCACTGCCGGTTCGCTCATACTCTTCTTCTGCCGCCAGCAGTTTAAAAATCAGTTGTTCCCAGGTCTGAAACGCCGCAGCCGGCCCCTCCATCCAAGAAGAAGTAAATAAAAGGTAACTAAATGATTATAAGGTACTATTGAGTTATGCCCCCTACAACATAGTCCCAGATTTAGTACCTGCTTAAGCGATAAAAAAGCAAAAAAGGAAGCAATATTAATTATTGCCGCTATGCATGATCACAATGACAAATCAGAGGCGGAATTCCGCTCTCGGAACTCACATATGAGAAACGATATTTCTTCCACCAATACCCTTTATTTGGGTATCGCAAGTAAGCCCCAAAATCTGGGTGTTGCTCTTACTACCCAAACTACGGGTAGTTTCCGTAATTTCATGATCGAGTTGCAGATCTGCAACTCACCCACCAGCCAACGCAATTTTGCGTTATCGGGAATATCAACAAGTTACCTCCGCAGCCGTTCCGGCGTCTTCCACTGGTAAGTATTTTTCGCGCTCTCCCTCCGTTGTTGAGAACGGCGACGGTATGCCAGCAACTCAAGGACTCTGGTTCGTATATTGCGCATATCCACATCATTAAGCTGGATACCATCACCGCGCATCACCTCCACCACTACACGCACATAATTATCTGCGGTCATGCTGTCCGGCTGCGTGGCCTGTTCGTCAACCTGCTGGCTGATTCCGGCGACGCGGCGGATTAATCCCAGTATTTCGGCTTCTGTCATTGTGCCCCCATCGCGCTGGTGAAGAAAACAAGCTCAGATTTTTTGTAAAGAATCTGTCACGCTAAAAGATGTCGAACAAAAATTAACTGCAATCATCATCTTTTTTGCATCAACCACATTAAAAACAACAGGTTACACACATGATGATGATGACGATAAAATCACAAAAATGCGCTTTTTTCCGCGCCGCCCGCCCCGTGTTCAGGCCCACCCCACCAGGAGGACCCGCAAAAAAGGCGGCTGGTGCCGCCTTGTTGTCATAGTGAATCTGTCCCGCCTGATTTGACCATACCGCGATAATCCAGAGCTGCCACACCTGCATCAATACGGACTTTCCAGGCCACGCCGTCAACGATAAAACCTTCCTGCTGTTCAAGGTAAGGCTCGTCATTGCCATCAAGATAAGCCACCTCGATTGTGTCCGTTCCCTGTGCGGAAAGCATGTACCATTGTTTTTCGCTGATATCATCAAGGCGGGGATCGACGATGATATCAAGTAGCTTGTGATACGGGTTAAAGATCCCGCTGTTTTTATCAGCCCCGAAAGGTGCGGTTGAGTTAATCATCTGCAACGCGCGATCTTCCAGTGCTGCCGGAACTAAAAGGAATTTAGGCGCAATATTCAGCACTTCGCCATTTTTGTCCTTCTGTGTGCGCATCAGGTGACGTGCTGCACTAAGTCCCGGTGTTGTCAGTCCTGCTTCAATCAGGTTGCTGTGTTTTTTGTCAAACAGCGCTATTCCGTCAGAAAGTTTTACGTTGCCTGTAAGCACCAGATTAACCAGATTTCCCACCGTTCTTGATGCTGCACGGCCCATAGCCATTGGCACCGTTGATAACTGATCAAGGTCATCATTGATTATCGCCTGGCGGGTAATGCTGAAAATATTCCCGTAAGTAGCCAGCGCGATGGGTTCACCGCGATCGCTGGTGGTGATGTATTTATATTCTGCCCCTTCCGGCACTTTGTTTAACGTTGAGAAGCCATTCATACCAACGCGGCGGGCTTCCCGGAAGTTTGAAAGGGAACCTTTTTTCGTCCACTGGCGGAATGTTTCGCCGCTGTGCTCCCAGCCTGCAAGCACTGATTTTTCAGCGCCACCAGCAAGAATATCGGTAAAATCGCTGCTGCTGTGGGTGAATGCCGCGTTTACTATCTGCGAGCGTGTGCCGTAGCTGCCCGTGCTTATACCACGATGGGTTAATGATGCCTGTGCCATATCGAAAAGGCTCATCATGGCGTAAGGATTACCGCGTTCGGCCCGTTCGTGACCAAGACGCGCATTAAGCCCCTGGCGCATTGCATCGCCGGTTATGTTGCCGTTATCCGTGTACGCGTAGTAAAGATTTGCGGGGGTTGGTTTTGTTTGTTGGCGTTGATTCTTTACCCATAGCGAGTAAAAGGCGTTCGCGTGCATTCTCAACGCTACATTCTGAATCAGCAAGACAACTTATAGCCA